GTCCTCACTCGGCTCTTAGGAGCCATCGTAGGCGCTAAAAAAGGGGCCCCTCAGCTGAGGGACCCCTTTCTCCTACCTCACGCTCGAGCTATCGGCCGGGACGGCCACCTCGATCGTCGGTCCTGGGCTCTCACAGAGAGCTATGCTACAGCCTCCCAGGCAACCTAACATCGTACAACATAGTACGATCGTGAACAGTTCCCCCTTGTTGTAACTGTTCCCTGTGACAGCCTCCTTGTCACTCACTCTTCGTCTTCTTGGGATCCTCGGTCTTCTTCGCCTTCACCTCGGCCTCCTTGGCCTTGGCCGCGTCCCTCTTGTCGGCCATCCTGGTGAATGCCTTCGTGCCATCCGGGTCATCTGCCGGTGGCTCGAGCAATCCCAACTCAATCATCTCATCCTTGTTCTCTGGATCATTGACAAAATCCAGGAACCCCGCAACGCTATTCTCACAGCGTTTCTTCACAGCCATCGGCAGTGTCTTAAACACCTGCTCGGCTTCCATGACCGTCTCCAATGCGGTCTTATAATCGCCCAACTCACTCACATCCACAAACTGCCCTTCATGCACCTGCACGGGCAGGGGCGCACCCTTCATGAACAACTCCACAATCGTGTTGACGTTACACTCAGCCTGAAACTCCTGCTTCGCCTTACTCGGCATCTCGATATCGTAGCCTTTATCGGCTGCCTTGTTCATCATCTTCTGCCACCTTTCGTAAACGGAATTCTCAAACCACCTAACGCGTCTGTAACACCACGGACAGCATTCAACCACGGATATTTCCTGTACAAGTCTGCCATGTTCGTCTTTAGAACATTATCCGCGTTAAATCCAACACTCTGAATGCCAATGTACTTCCCGCGAGCATAACTTTCGCTCGTCTCGGCTTGTGCTTTCAAAGCCGTCTGTCTCGTCGCGTTCGTCTGCTGCTTAATCAGCTTCAAATCCGCCCTCATTCTCATCATCTGCATGGCGCTACTAATTGCCGGGCTAATCGTATCAGCTACACCGGGCATCGCACCACCGGGCGAACTCGCACCACCTTGCATATACGCAAGCATCGGGTTAATGCCCGCAGCCCGCATATCCTTAACCGTCCTCTGGTAGGCGGTACTACTCATCCTTTCCTGGAAAGCCATCTGTTCACGCGCCATCTCACGTCTCTGCCTGTTCGCTCTCTCACCACCAATAAAACCACCAATCGCCGGAACCGCCGCAGCGGCTATCGCTCCTATCACGGCAATCATTAGAAGTGATCCACAAAACCCGGCGTACCAAATACCGGCATCGGACGCGCACACTTCAAACTCACAAAACTATCGTAGAGAAAATGCGGCTCAGTCTGTACCGCAATCACCCTATCCACGGGGGGATTCTCCTCGATAAATGCACTATTCAAAACTGGCAATCCGGCGGCATAACTCTGCGCCAAATGCCAGACATTTAACGTCAAGTCAGGACCACTCGGGTCACTCCGAAACAATCCTGTTACCACACTCTGCTTATACCTATACTCGGAATACCTCTCTTGGTATCCGAAAACGCCTTCGTGCGTACCACCTGGGACGGCGGTAATCTCCTTATTCAAAACCGCCTGTTCCCCAATCTGACTCAACGCGGGCCAATAAAAATCAAACCGCGTGCTGCGTGACCACATCCTATCAATCCCATACTGGTAAGTCTGGTCGGCTCTGACACAGACTAGGCCAAGTATGGTACAATGTTCCGTGAAACTCTTATGAAAACCACCGGTCAAACTTGCCGTACCAATCGCTGACAAATTCGCCTGCGGCGTCTTCACAATCCCATCGTCCCCGCTGGTCTGCGCTACCGGGTTCAATGTCACGGCACTATAACCACCACCCAAATACTCCGGTCGCTGTAAACGCGAATCCGGGCTAGTCACACCAAAGTGACTCTTAATTATCTCGGTATACCGAGTACCCCCTCGCGCATCGCGCTCCAACAACTTCTGAATCTGAAAACCCTGTCTTAACTGATTCACTAAAACTTCCAAACCAGTTGCGCCAGGTCTGTTACTCTCCAACTGGAACATGGCATTGTAAGGGCCACCACCAAGGGGTGCCCCACTAATACTCATGTTGTTCGCAACTCCTTCTACTTCAATCGTACCCTCCCAAGTCGCCAAGCTATGCTGCGCCAAATAAATCGGGTCATTGGTACTCACGACAGGGACCCCGACACTCGTCAAAGCCGGGCCTGCTGTATCCTTCTGCGGCCACGGCAAACAACTGGTAAAATAATCATGTCTCTTACCGCGACGCCTTATCGGAAAACTCGCCGGGTTATCCGGCGTATCCGTATGATTCGTCAAAGCAGGCGTCTGCAAATTCTGGTCCCTGAACCACTCATTCCAAATCAGGTTATAGGCTCTATGCCAAAACCCGCAGACCGTATTCTCAACACCGATCTGCACTGGAATGCCCATATAATCGCTCAGATCACCCGTAGCAGGCTCACCAACTGCAAACACAACCTGGGGGACCGTAAAATCGGTCGTATCTCCAGGGCTTGCCTGCTCGCCCATAAAGTTGACCCAATTATCCCAAATTAACCTGTTAGGAACCGCAAAAAAGAAGGTTTCCATATGCAGGTTATCCATCAAGGGCTTCAAGGGCGTAGCCAACCGCGCAAAAGCATTCAGCTTCAACGTAAACGTATCTCCCGGTAGCGCCTCGTCAACGTAAATCGGGATCAATAAACCGGCATCGAACGTAGTCTTATACGCATGCGATCTATCAAACGTACTCCGCTGAATATTGGCCTTCGGCACTGCGGAAAACGGGCTATCGCCTCTGCCCATCAGCTTACCACGGGGTCCGCCTAACTTAGCCATCAGCAACCACCCTTCTCAAGTCTTGGGTATACGCACCATTACAAACGTGCGTCTTTTCAGGTGTCGTCTGACCACTGAAAATATCAAACTCACCAACCAACCAAAGTTGGTAATCCTCGGGATGCTTCTGCAAATCAGTTCCCTCAGCATTGCAGGCATCCAAAAAACTACGCTCCGCTTCTCCAATCGTTGGACACGAAAACGGGGGCTTGTATCCCTCCGATTTCTTATCGTAAATTGAAAACAATTTCATCTTCATAATCCACGCTCCCCTCTTAAATGTAGACGTGCGTAAGTACACGTCTCAATAACTTCTCTTCTCTCATCATTCTCATCTTCCCTTCTCCTCTTCTCCGTCCTCGCAGCCTTTACCCGTTTGTACATGGCGGGATCTTCCGCCTCTAACAACCTATCATAATAACGGGGAGGCTTCGAGACTTTACCTTCGATCACAATCTCGTCAGACGGGTACACATCTTTCTTCCACTTGTCATACCACGGCTTACCAATACCCGGTCTAGTGCTCATACTCGCAAACTCTGAACACACACCATCGGGATAATAATCAGCCGCAGTTCTACCCGTCACCTTGTCGACTATATACTTAGCGACATACTGCGCACTACCGAAGGTAACACTTCCTATCTCACACATTCCCTGGCCCCACACGTCTTCCAGTTCCTTACTCCGAAAGACCTGGTTCCCATTACGTTCTAACCATTTGGTCTTATCGGGAAAACCATACCCGAAAATTATCGCATGGTAATGGGGCCTTCTCGTATTCGTCCCGTACTCCCCCGCATGAAAATACCGTACCCTATCGGCTAGCCTATCCCGCAATCTCTTGATAAACCCTGGGAAGGCTTTTTTATCCAATGTACCATGTAGGGGGATATTCTCGGGATCGTACGTCAACGTCACAAAACTATTCTCATCGTGCATCTTCGCTTCATGCACACATCGCACAGCCCATTGCCTACTCCGCTCCAATCGGCAGCCCAAACAGCCACCACATGGGACCTGCATCGGTATACCCGTACTCTCTGATCTCTTGAACACAATACCGGCAGGCCCCGCACCCCTGGGCGCACCTCTCCAACCCATGAGCGGACTAAAACACGGCACTTAGAGCCGTATCCCACCACGCATGGGCCTTCCGCGCACGTTCTTGGTCTTGATCCTCTTCGCACCACTGCGGAAATTCTTTCTACTTCCGCGCCTGCTCATCTTCCGTCTTCGGGCCATCACAAACCTCCGTCGATTGTCATGTACACCATCGCGGTCACTAAGGCCAAGCCAAAAAAAACTATCATCCACACTAGGCACCCAACGCCTGCTAGTAAAAAATCTCTCATCACACTACCTTTCTCCTGGGGGAATCCTCCCCCATATATATCACGGGAGAAACACCATGGCAACCAAATCACCTCCAGCGTTCGACATCGCGAACCTTCACGCGCTCGAGCGCAACCTCGAGGCGAAACTCCGCCGGCAGGAGTCGGCCGTGACCGACACCGCCAGCCAGCTGGCCGGCGTACGCGCAATGCTGGAGGCATCCAAGGACCAATAGGTCCTCACTCGGCTCTTAGGAGCCATCGTAGGCGCTAAAAAAGGGGCCCCTCAGCTGAGGGACCCCTTTCTCCTACCTCACGCTCGAGCTATCGGCCGGGACGGCCACCTCGATCGTCGGTCCTGGGCTCTCACAGAGAGCTAT